TTGTATGTCAAGGTGGTGCGGGGAAGGATAGAAACGGCTATTGCAATTGCCCTCGCCGGAGAGGGGAGCGACGACCTGGTCCTGACTTTAAAAACAATGGCCGTAGCCCTGCTCAATCACGTCAACAGCGTGCGTCTGGAGCGTGAAAAAATGGCCAGGGTTGTATTGGATAATCCCATGCCGCTGCACCTGGTTTGTCTGAAATATGGATTACCCTATCAGGATGCCGAGCGGCTGATTAGGGTTAATAATATTCATGCCCCCAACTTCACTTCCGGGGAGGTGCTGGTTTATGTCCGATAACGTGGAACTGCGCATAGGCGCGGATCTGAAAAACAAAATACCTGGCATCAGGGTTGAACATTTCCTGAGCTATCAGATCTCCTCCGACCTCTATACGCCAGCTGATGCGTTTCATCTGGAGCTGGCCAATCCGGAAACGGCAATCAAACGAGGTTTGATTTGTGAGCTATACATTAACGATCAGCGTGAGCTCACCGGCATCATCGATAAGGTAAGCCGCAAAGTAAACAAAAACGGAGTTTCTCTGTCTGTAGAGGGACGCGATCTGATGGGCCTGCTGGTTGATTCATATTGCGAATCCTGGAAAACAGTCACGGGATACAAGATTAAGGCTCTGGCGGAGATGCTGCTGGCTAAGGTGCCCTTTATTAACCGGAAGGACGTTCGCTATCAGGAGAATGTTGTCGGGCGGCTCAAAGGGAAAAAAGGCAAATCCGGATCGAGCGGCCTGCTGGCCGGAGCGGACACTGCCCAGAAAATCAGCCAGATCGAGCCCGGCATGACCATTTTTGATGTGTTGAAAAACTATTCATTAAGCCGGGGAATGCTCTTTTACTGCGAGCCGGATGGCACCCTGGTCTTCGGGCGTCCCTTGGCCAAAGGAGCGCCGGAATATACTCTGCAACTTCTAAAAAGCGGCATTGGCAATAATGTTGTCGAGTCCGAATTAATTGAAGATATATCCAAAAGATATTCCAAGGTAGTTATTGTCGGCCAACAGCAAGGGTCTCAATTCACCTCTACGGCAGCGGGAATCAATACCATAAGCAGCGTTACAGACGCCGAATTCCCGTTTTATAAGCCGTATGTCACTCAGGACAATAACGACAATGTAAGCCCGAAAGAACGCGCCCGGCTAACTATGGAAAAGCAGCGTCGCGCAGGAAAACAGATGATCTATAAAGTCGGCAGGCACAGCCAGAACGGGAAGAACTGGAGAATCAATTGTTTCTGCCACATTAAAGACGAACCGCTGGAAATCGAAGGTGACTATCTGATTTACGGGCGGACATTCGAGCTGTCCAAGCAGAATGGACCGACAACCACGCTTAAACTGGGAATGCCGGGGTTAATTGCAGGATGACACAACTTTGTCATTCCGGCGCAGGCCGGAATCCAGGAAAAGAAAAAATGATAATTTACCGGGCTTTATATTCAGTATTGAAGGTACTTTGCCGCTGGGGAATGAGGTTGACCTTGGCATGGGCAGACGTTCGACCGTTTTGGACTTCTTGTAAAAAAATGCGGCTTTTTGTGGAATCAGCCTTGATTGTGAGAATCTTTCTGCCGGTATCATATTTAAAAGTATTGCCTTCAATGGTTTTCACACGGCGGTTTTCCAGTTTGACCACAGCGGGCTTATCTGCTGCCACAATGATCTGCGGAGCGGCTGAATTATTAGGATTGTCCCAGGCAAAAGCAATTGCCGGCAACAAAATCAGGATGATGGATAGAATGGTTTTCATGGAGGTAATTTTAACATGATTCGCGGCATTGTCAACACTGTTATTGAGGGACTGATCAAACTCTTCTCCGCTTCCGGACGCACCGGCGAAACGATAGACAACCGCGAGTATTTTCAGCATTACGGCTTTACGTCACGTCCACTGCCGGGTGCGGAGATCATCATTATTAGAGAAGGCAATCATTTCATTGCTATTGCCTCCGACGACCGCACTTACCGGCTGGCTGTCGAAGAGGGCGAAGTGGCGCTCTACACCGACGAAGACGATAAAATTCACCTGAAGCGGGATAAAACAATAGAAATCGTTAGCGGCAACAAGTTGATCGCCACTGTCGAAAACGAAGTCGAGCTGACGACTAAAACAGCTAAAGTTAATGCCTCTGTGAGCTGTCAAATTGAAAGCCCTTCGATTATTTTGGGCAGCCAGGTTACGACACGATTTTTAGTTGATGAGAGAATCATCGCTCTTTTTAATGGGCACACCCATGAAGGCGGTGGGCCTGTGCAACAAATGTCATCAAGTGCAATTTGCACCGCAATTACAAAGGCAGGATAATTATGGACTTTGCCATTACCATTGATAACCAGACAGGCCTCGGCCAGATGACCTTCGAGAAAGCAACTAAGCTCATGAACAACATCTATTTGTCGCTGAAGGTAAAAAAGGGATCGTTTTTCGCTGATACTTCTTTTGGCTCCCGGCTCTATTTATTGGAGCGGTCGAAGAATACGGACAGGACAATGCGCCTGGCGATTGACTACTGCAAAGAAGCCCTGCAATGGCTGATTGATACGGGAAAAGCCAGTGCCGTGCAGGTTTATGCCGAGCGTGATCGGACGCAGGATTTGCACCGGCTGAAACTGCTGATTGAAGTAACGCCTGTCTCCGGCGCAGACCCTGTGGCCTTTTCGACATTTATTGAAGTGATCTAATCAGAGAACAAGGGGTTGCAACCCCTTGTTCCAGGGGGATTTTACAATGCCTTTTCAAAAAGAATTTGACGATTTATTTCAAGCGATCCTGACCGACTGGCAAAACCAGTTCCCGGAAGCCGACCTTTCCAAGGGGAGCCTGATTTACATGAAAAGCGCCTGCCTGGCCAGCGCAATGTGGGGGCTCTATAAATACCAGGAATGGATATCCACACAGATGTTTCCAGATACAGCCGAAACGGAATTTCTGGAGCATCATGCCTGGGTGCGCGGGATCTCACGGATCATCGGCGAGACGGACGCAGAGCTCCTGACGCGCCTCTTGGATTATATCCGTCATCCGCCTGCAGGCGGGAATAAATACGACTATAAAAAATGGGCAGAGTCACTTGATTATGTCTCATCGGCCTTATGTTTCCCGTTAGGGCAGGGCTTGGGCACTGTGGATATCGTCATTCTGGCTGATGCGGCAAGTACGGGCTCGGAAATTCCATCGTCTCACGTTCTGGCCGGTACAGTAAGCAGTACACTGGAGGACAAACTCGTTGACAGCACGGCTGATTTTACTGACGAGATCAACCCGGTGCGGATCGGCGATATTGCCGCCAATGATGATCAGTCCACCCAAGCCGTTGTTACGGCAATCGACAGCGCCACGCAATTGACCTTGGATACAGACATCTTTACGGCGGCTGGCCAGGCCTACACGCTGAAATCTTTGACGGTACAGGTAAAGGAATATATCGATGATGTCCGTCCGGTAACCTCGGCGGTACTCCGGGTACTTCCACCAACAGCAATTGAGCAGGATGTCACGATGGTCGTAACAGGTACCAGTGTGGCCAAGACCGCCATTGCCACGGAAATCACAGCCTATATGAATGCCTTGACCCTCGGACAATCCCTTTATGTAAGCCGTCTGGTTGCAGTCGCTATCCAGGCAGGGGCGGATAATGCCGTAGTGAGCTTGCCTGCGACAGATATTACGGCTAGCGCCTATGAGATGATCAGGCCGGGCACGGTCAGCGTAACATAAGGAGTGCCAATGCAACACAGCGACACATTAAAATTGCTTTTTCCTGCTGAGATAGTCGGGGTATTCGATGATGATATCGCCTTGGAGGGTAATCATCTTGATGCGGCCCAGACCTCGGCGGAAGGTCTCCTACTCGAGATGTTTCCGGAAAGCGCCAGCGATTTGATTGCTTCCTGGGAACGGGTATGTGGTTTGACCCCGGCCACGGGGGCAACGCTACAGACACGACAAAACGCGGTTTTGCGGAAACTGCGGGAACGGGGCGGCATGAGCCGATCATACTTCATCGCCCTGGCGGCAGTGATCGGGCATACCATCACAATCGACGAGCTGCTGCCCTTTATGGCCGGATGGGGGTGT